GGACTCGTAGATCAGCTCTCCGAGGGTGAGGCTTCCCCCGGGCTGGTCACTTCGGAGTACTGCTCGAAGAGGTAAAGCCAAATGCCCAGGTCTTCCAGGCCAGCCCACTTCAGAAGCGCGGCGTGGTCCCCCCTGGTGCGCTCGGCCGCCTTCAGGGCGTCCGACATGACACTGATCATCAGCTGGGCCTGGTCTACGTCATGCCCCTCCGGCAGGTCTTCTGTGCGCTTCTTCAGGTCCATCGCGTCATTTATAGCGCGACGCTTGACCTTCGGGAGCCGGAGTACGGGGCGGAAACCGAGGATCCTTCCGTCTTCGGTTTCAACTTCAAAATCGGGGTACTTGGCGGCCGCGCCTTTGCGCAGGTCGTCCAGTGAAAGTGCGGACATTTACTGACTCCTTCATGGAAAGCGGACGGTCTAAAGGGGCCCACGGGGCCGGGGTCCGCACCCGGCCCCACGGGGGCTTGGCGCGCTTCGTAGGAAGCGCTGAGCCCAGCACGATCCCCCGAAGGGGATCGGCGCCAGGCTTGTTTGCTACGGAGCTGCGATAGCCACGGAGGGGGCGGACGTGTAGCCCGAGCCTCCGTTGGTGACGTTGACCGCAGTCACCACGCCGTCGGTAACCACTGCAGTTGCAGCGGCGGCTGTGCCGCCACCTCCGGAGAAGGTAACTGCGGGAGTCGCGGTGTAGCCCGAACCGCCGGAAACGACCGTGACCGAGGAGACGGCGTTGGCCGTGACAGTCGCGGTAGCGGTAGCGGTCGAGAGGATGACAGCAGGGCTGATCCACTCGAAGGGCCAGTCATTGGAGCCGTAGTTGAGCGGGGTGACCTTCAGCGACAGCTGGGCCAGGTTTTCGGTGTCCGCAACGGCCAGGTCGTCCGCGCGAAAGATCGAGACCCTGGGGGCGTAGATCCCGGCCGTGGACTGTCCGTCATAAAAGACGACCATCCAGGCGACTTCTGTCGGGACGGGGTTGGAAGGGACGCGGAGGCGGCCGTTGACGATAGCGGCATTGGAGCCGTAGTAGAGCGCAAGGCCGGGCTGGTCGAACTGGAGCAGCTTCATAACGAACGCTTCAGTACGGGCTGCGATGGTCTGGCGCAGGGTCTTGTTCTGCAGCGACCGCAGGGTGGTGGTGTCGCCACCTTCCGAGCTGCCGGCAAGAATGTCCTGAATGGAGGTGTGGCCAACTTCGGTCCACGGACCTGCGGGATTTCGCAGGTCGGTGGCGATTGCAGTGCCAACAGGCGCCGTGTAAAAGTGGCCGGTGCCAACCTTCAGCACGGCAGTGTTGTCAATTGCCATGAGATTTCTCCTTGAAGGGGCTTGGCCCCAAAAGAAAAGCCCTCAGCTATTGCTGGGGCTTGAAGCGGTTTGTGATCGTGCTCTGGGCCGGAGGTCGGACGAGCAAGCGGAAGATGGACTCATAACGAACCGCCCCCTTTGGGAGCGATGCGTATTGGACCACCGTCGTTGAGGTCTGCCAATCGGAGACCTTTGCGGGGTGAGTTGAAGCGACGATGACCGCGAGATGACCGCAGCCGGGGTAGGAGGTCTGGCGCTGCTGCGCCAGGCGCAGGGCGTACCTGCACGCCTCTTGGAGCTCCTCGCCCTCCTGGTCCGCATCGACGCCCTCTGTCACGGTGCTGACCATGAGGATGGCCGGCTGCATGAAACGGTCGTCGCGGGTCGCCAGGGCCAGGGTGCCCGAGCGGCGGTCGCGTCGGGACACGATGGCCGGGGTGAGCATGTTCTCGGAGAAGGTGGTATAGACGTGGACGTCCATGCCGACGAAGTATTCCTCGAAGATCCTGCGGGACAGCTCGTCAATGGATCCGAAGTACGGGAGGTCATTCATTAGGCCCCCCGGTACTTACCGACCGCGCGCTTCATGACGCCGCCAAGGATATGGAGGCCGTCGTGGTGGACAGGCGGCTTGAGCTTCTTGCCGAAGGCGGTCGTCTGGGTCCAGCCGAACTCGATGGACATCGCGGAGCGGTCGCCCGCGTTCCTGCCTGACCGGCCCTCGCCGCCGGGATCTGCATCCCGGAGATAGATGTAGGAGTCAAGCGTGCGCGGGGGCGCACCCTCAACTTCGATATGGGCGTGGCCTGTGCGGTGGTGGAGGGATAGCTCCATGGCGGCCTCGCGGCCCATGCCCATCGCCTTGCCGAATACCGCCTGGCGGACTGGCTCCATGTGGGAGACGGTGTCTTCCACGGAGCCTTTGCCACGAGCCGGGCCATACCATTCGATGTTGTGGTCGGGCACGGCTACTCCTCGAGTTTGTTGCGGGAGCGGATGATGAACTCGACGTGCTGAGTAGCCCGGGACAGTCCAACGGAGAAATGGGGAGGGGACGCCAGGTCCCACTCTTCCCCGCGGAAGACGAGGCGGGCCCAGGAGCCGACCGGGGCTTTGCGGGTCATGATGTAGAGGAGCTTCACCGACACTTGGCCGGCGATCTCCGCATCGCCCTGACGCTGGGCCGTGGCGTAGACGCGCACCGACACCGGGGTGTCGGACGGGATCCGCACCTCGTCGCCGCGTGCGTTGTGTGTCAGGACTTCGGGGTAGATGAGCATCACCTCAGGACCGTGATCAAGCATCCTGGAGCGCACCATTACCAGTACCCGAGCGGGAAGGGCTTGTTGGATCCCCAGTCAACCGGGGCGTAGCCGCGGTCAAGGGGATTCATCTGTGAGCGCTGAACGGGCTGATCCGACTTCGTAACGCCCACGGAGCGGACGTTGCCTTTATGGCCGAGGGCCTTGACGACCGTGACCTCGCCGGCGGTCAGAGCGCAGCCTGAGCTGTACTCCGTTGGGCGCTTGAACGTGACCATGTCGCCGCGTTCAAAGTCGAAACCTGCCGGGTTCAGGAAGCCCCGGGTAGCCGCCGCCACCGCAATGGTGATGGCGACTGCCGGAGCGGTCTCAGCAGTCCAACCGGGCTGCTGAGCGTAGAACCTGACGAGGTTCGAGGCCTCTTCGAGGACGGCCATGGCCAGCTCGATGTCGTCGAGCGTTTCGATCGGCTCGCCAATGCGGGCCGCGAGCTGCGCGACGGTTCCAAGTGCTGGCACTGGTTACTCCTACGGGGCAGCGACGGTAACGGTCGGGTCGGAGGTGTATCCGGAGCCCGCGGCGGTAACTGCGATAGAGGTGACCTGGCCGTTGAGGATGGTCGCAACAGCAGTTGCGAGAGTGCCACCGCCACCGGAGATGGTGACCGCCGGGGTGGAGGTGTAGCCGAAGCCCTGAGCGGTAACCGTGACCGAACCAAGCGTGTTGCCGGAGCGGACAGCCAGGGCCGTAGCAGCTGCCTTGGAGCCGGGGTAGTTGCCACCGAGCGGGAAGGGTTCGCCAACGACCGAGGGACCGGTGATCGGCTGGAGGTTGTAGGCCTTGGCGAGGAAGGAGGCTGGGTCGCCGCCGGGGGTTGTGGTGGATCCGTCGCCGGGCTTCTTCTCGATGGCCGAGGTGGTAGCCTTCAGGGCCAGCTTCACGCCACGGACGAAGTACCTGTCGGAGGAGACGATCTCACGGGAAGATCCGTCGTAGACGGCCAGGAGATCCTTCACGTAGGAGTAGCCGGCGTAGCAGTCAAAGACCGAGCGGTCTGTCAGGTACGCGGTGTCGTAGTCCATGAGCCAGCGAAGGGCCCAGCCACCGGCGGAAGCCTGTGCGCCGAAGGGCACGGACTGCGGGATGGACGGCACGCCGGTGAAGACCAGGAAGCCGGAGCCCGCGTACATGTAGGCCTCGTCGGCGGCGATGTGCGTCGAGGAGACGAACTTCACGCCGGCGATGGTGCCGAGAGTGGCCGTGGTCAGGGCGGAGTCGCCCGTGGCCTGGTCCTTCAGGAAGCGGTTGGACTTGATGATCTGCTCTTCAAAGTCCACGCCGCACACGCAGTACAGGGTCTCGCTCGGGGTCCTCATGAGGCGGATGGCCTTTTTGGCCTCCACGACGGCGTTGTAGAAGACTTCCTGGTTGGCGGCCTTGGCGTCGGCCAGCCCGGTCGTGTCGTTCTTGACCAGAACTACACGCTCGTAGGGCGCCTTGAGGATCTCGTTGAGCACACCGTGCTCGAGGTAGGATGCGATCGCGATGGACTGGGCGGAGATGAGGTCGCCCCAGCCGTCCTGGAAGTCCCAGTCGCGCTGTTCGTCCGTCATCTTGATGGCAGAATATGGACGATCAGCGGAGATAGTCAGGGTCACGACTGTCTCCTGATAGGAGTCCGTGATGATGGGCTGGCTGCGGTCGTTGCGCGCCGTGTAGGTGCGAACGGGGACGGTGCCACGCACTCGCTGGGAGATTGTGTCGCCGGCGGACGCGAAGAAGGTCTTCATGTCGTTGCGCTTGGTGACGGTATTGGCAATTGACAATTCGTCACGAAGGGCAGACACAGCCGCCTGGACAAGCACTGCTGGCTTGACCCTGAGGCTCGGTGTGTAAGTCATTTCTGATCCCTTTCAGGGCATGAAAAAAGCGCCCGGAGGCGCTGGAGAAAGTTGGGTTTGCTAGAGGCGAGTGGCCTTGTACTTTTCCCATTCATCGAATCCGGTGGTCTCGCCGGGCTTGATGCTTGGGTTCTGGCCCCCGCGGGGGACCTGCTGCGTCACGACCACAGGGCCGCCGTCCTTCTTGCGGCCGGCAAGCTTTGCAGCCTGGGCCATCAGTTCCTCTTCCGTCTTTCCGGTGAGGAACTCAACAAGATCTTCGTCGAGCTGGGTCTTGCGGGCTACGCGCTCCCGCGCGAGCTTGGACTCAAGATCTGCGGTCTTGGCGTCGTTCGCAGCCACGATCTGCTGCACTTCTTCCGGAGTCTTGGCTGCGGTCAGCTTGTCCTGAAGTTCGCGGGCCTGGACCCGCTTGTCAGCGGCTTCCTTGCGGGCGTCCTCCAGTTCCTTGCGGACCCAGTTGAACTCGGGAGGGAAGGCCGCCCAGGGGTCTGGATCCTTCCCCTGTGCTGCGGCGAGTGCTTCAGCGGCCGCCTGGGCCTGCTGTTCTGCTTCAGACATTTCATGTCCTCCTGGGACTATGTGGTCTAGACGTGCACCCCGTGGGGTGCCGTGGGGTTCGCCTTGCGCTGGGCGTAGATCCAGCGGCGGAAGGCCTTCATGGCGGCCTGGCCCGAGTAGCCAGCCGTAACCTCGTACCACTTCTTCTGGAAGTAGGCATTCAGTGGGGGCAGCTCTGATTCCAGCGTGAACCGGACAATCGGAAAACAGTGGCAATTCAGATGGAACTTCATGCCGGCGGTGGCCTCGCTGCGGTAGACGAACCCGCGGCTTGCGGCCGTCGCACAGAATCCGCAGGGATCGGGCCCGGTGCCACGGGCTACGCGCTTGACGAGCCTGTCGGCCCGGATGGCCTGGTCCAGCACAGCCCGACCGCCGTCGATGCCGGCTGCGTCCACCGTCCCGGATCCAACAGATCCGGCCGCCGCGTGGGCGTCTTCGATCTGCTTGATCGCCTGGTCGGGGGTCAGCGTAGTGTCGGAACGGGCGGCGTCCAGCGAGTCCGTCGAGCGGCTTATGGCATACTTCTGAAGTGTGTCCTCATAAGCCCTGGTGACTTCCTCGAGGGTCTGATCCGGCTTCCAGTCGAAACTGTCCACCGACACCGGAGCCGAGTCGTTCGATCCTTCGACATTCATGAGGTGCTGGATCAGCGGATCAATCCGGGTGTCCTGAAACCGGATCGACCGGCTGTTGGAGTCCCCATTGATGTCCATCTGACTGAGGGTGCCCTCAAACCAGCGAATGTCTGGGTCGGTGCTGCCCGTCCTTCCGGACGGGATGGAGGCGATGTCAATGGCGCGAGTGCGGAAGTTCTCCCGCAGCACGCCCAGGGTGACGTCATCGGTGGTGGAGCCTTCCGCTACACCGAGGGTGCGGCCAGTCTCCAAGGCCCGCGCAAGCTGGTAGTAGCTGACTGCCAGGTCGCGGGACATCTTCCGTATAGCCGTGATCGCCCGGAGTGAGTGCGTCATCCACTGGGCGGAGGTTTCGGTGACGCGGAGGGCGGATACGCTCTCCCATTCGATAAGGGCGAGGTAGGCTCCGGCGAGGCCTAGCCGGGCCTGGGCGGCCCGGTGTAGCTGCTCCAGCGCAAGGATCTCAACATCAAGCGTTGCCACTTACGGGCTTCTTCTGGGTGCCGTTGGGAGGCACGGGCTTCGGAACGCCAGGCTTGGGTGGCACGCCGGGCTTAGGCGGGGCACCGGGGACAGCGGGCGCCGGAGGCGCACCGGGGCCGCCAGCGGCGGCCTTCTGTGCTGCCAGCGGATCCATCTGCATCGCGTCTTGGATCTGCTGCTCGTGCAGCACCTCCCAGTCATCCAGCATCCCCTTGGTGACGCCCGGGAACATGGGCCACAGGCCCTTCTTCGGTACATCGAGCATCAGGGCGGCCTTGCCCAGCGCGTCTACCATGACCGCGACTGTCCTGGTGGACATGTCCCTCCAGCGGACCTCGCCGCCGTAGGACTCGGAGCCGGCGATGTCGCCCACGGCGAGGGCTCCGGTGCGGAGCAGCTCCTCGTGGGACTCACCGAAGGAAATGTGCAGGGAGTCGATCCAACGGATGAACTGCGCTTCGGCCGCGGCCCACGCCTCTGCCGAAAGGTTGGCAAGGTTGCTGATTGAAGCAAGCGGCGGGAACTGCGAGAGGGTGGTGAAGTTGCGGGCAGCCTGTTCCTCTTGACGGATGTATCCATCCAGGGGGGTTTCATCCAGCTGGCCGAACTTGGTCAAGGGATCGTCGCTCAGGAGCATCTGGCTCTGGCTGATCTCGATCGGAACCGGGATCGGCTCACCCGTCGTCTCGTCCAGGACGAGGTTGCCGGAGGCGTCGCGCTTGTAGTCCGGCACCAGACCGGCGGCGTAGCGGACCTTGAAGGCCCCGAAGTCGGCGGTCACGTTGGTCGAGAACGTGGCCTGGTTCAAGCGGTCCTGCAGCGGGATGGCCGGCCGGACCACGCCGAGGGTTCGGCCCTCGTCGTCGATGAAGCAGGTATAGCGGATCACCGGGCACTTGCCCAGCTCGTGGGCGAAGGGCTTGCCCTTGAGAACGAAGCTGCCGTCGAAGTTGTAGTCCAATTCCCAGCGGTTCAGGTCGTCCCAGAAGATCGCAAGCCCGGACAGCTCCGGGTTGCGGGGGTAGGACATGATCGTCAGCACATGTGAGGGCCGGATGTCGTTGACCGGATCCCGGAAATACGCCACGGTGTTGCGCGTGGGTAGGATGTCGAACTTGACATTCTTCGGGTCCAGGTTATTCACCGCCACGAAGGCGTGGCCGTATGTCAGGCAGGACCGGTAGATAACGGACTGGCGGCCGTCCATCCTGTTGCGCTGCCACAGCTCCCATTCAGGGTCCGAGGGCTCGCCGTCGGCGGTCTTGTTGTCCAGCTGGCCCTTGGTGCGGCGGCGGTAGTCGTCCACAAAGGACATCTGCGCCGGCAAGTTCACCAAAAGTGGAATCCAGTTGGCGATCGAGCGTGCCTGTAGGTCGCGGATCTGCGCTGTGGCGTATCGGGGGGCGTAGGGCATCAGGTGCCGGCCCTCGAGATAGTCGTGGCAAATGTCGTATTCGGCACGATCGTGCCGAAGGGTCAGGACCATCGTCTTGACGAGGAAGTCAACGAACACCCCGGCCGTCGAGTCCGGGTTGGCCAGGGTGCGATCCAGCATCCCTGGCGGCCCCAGAGCAAACTCGTTCATGGTTGGCAAGAGGGTCTCCTAAGTCGCGTCAAAATTGAATCAAGCGGCGCGTGTATTCACGCTCGGGCTTCTTGCCCGATTCGGCCAGTTTGTTGAGGGCCATGTAGGCCAGGAACCCGGCCGCGAAAGCGTCGATCTTCCTGGGGGAGTCTTCGCTTTCCTTGCCGAAGTACAGACCGAAGCTATTCGTGCGGCGCTTGGCATTGAGGACGTGGATGCGCATGACCTTGTCGCCGTTCTGGCGAAGCCGGCCGTCCACAATGGAGCCAACAAAGGACTCGGTTGTTTGGGCGATGAGCTGTTTGTTCGCGCGCATCTCGAACCCGACGGTGGACTGTGCGGTAGCCTTTACGAGCAGCTGCTCGCGGTAGGTGTCGGACCAGGTGTCCACGTAACTTTCCCAGTAGGCACGGTCAGCGAAGAACGCGAGGACCTTGTAGTTCCGGAAGGCCAGGTGGACTTCAGAGTCCACTTCCCACTCGGGGACGTGCCACTCGACCGCGGGGTCAGGGTTCTGCCAGACGGCCAACGGGACGATCAGCTTGTCGCTGATCCTGATGGCCACGAGGGCCGTCGCATCGTCGGTCTTGGATCCATCGAAGCCCATGACGATCTGATCGCCGGGCTTGAGGTCGCGCCTGTCGCCGTAGCAGCCAGGCTGCAGGATACCGTCCCAGTCCCGGAAGGAAATGAGCGAGTCGCCCGCGGCGACGATCTGGTTGAACCACATCCGTCGCTTGGAGGCGACGGTCTTGGATCCGTCCTGGATTTCCTGGACGATGTCCTCGACGTCGAGCCAGTAGGCATCACCACGGATCGTCTCCACGATGAACGGCGCCCAGTGCTTCGTCAGCGGTGCGTCGGGGTGGGCTTCCAAGCTGTCATAGAGCCAGCCGGAGTCCTCAGACAGGCCGGCCCAGACCCTTTCCTGCTCCTCGCGGATCCGCTGAGCCACGCTGTCCTCACCAGGCTCGTAGGCGTTGGTGATGCAGAGCAGCCGGCCCTTGACCTTGGTCAGGTTATTGGTGATGACGTTCATGAACTGCGGGCCGCGCTGGCCGGGCGTCCAGTGGTGTGTCTCGTTAGCTATACAAAAGGTAACGCGGCCACCTTCAGCGGAACGGAAGTTCGCTGACATGGTCCGGAGCTTCTGCTTGGCGCCATTGGCGTAGATGATCTCCCTCTGGACATCCATGTCGAAAGCTTGCCGAGTGCGCTTTGGTATAAGGCTCGGGAACATGTCCCGAGTGTTTTCCGTCTGCTGCATCGAAACAGCCGTGACCTGAACGTAAGCGTCGGGGTGCGGCCTGCCGACAGGCTGGCCGTTCTCATCCCAATGGGAGAACTGGCTCGGGCCGATCAGTTCAACGATCGACATCACGGCAGCAACGGGATCCTTGCCCCATCCCTTCATCCTCTGAAGGACCGCCTTGCGGTATCGGAACTTGCCGCGGTGGTCGAGGGCATAGAACCAGAGAATGAACCGCGCCTGTTCAGGCGTGGCCATCCAGGGCCGATCATCGGAGAAGGTCAGCCACTCGGCTATCCAGCCGAGGATTTCCCAGCCCAGGGTGTGCTCAGGGAGCAGCCAGTGGCCGGCGGCGTCCTTCTGCCACGTCGGGCCGATAAAGCTCGGGGGGAATAGCTCTTTGGCTGCTTCAGCTGAAGGCTCGATGAGCTTCAGCTCTTCCTGCGTGATTGAAGGCACCTGGCCCCAGCCTTTCGACCGGACAGGGTTAGGCCTCCTGGACCCCCAGCTGCGCGCGGTATGTGTCGATCGCCGTGACGGATGCGGGAGTCGAGAGCTCCTTGGGATCTTCCAGCTCGATCCGCATGCGCCGGCGTTCACCCTCGGTCACTCCGAGGGAGGTCATGCCCTGCAGGATGGTGGCCAGCATCATCGCGGAAGGGCGGTCGTAGTATGTGGTGAGGGCATCGCAGAGAACGCGCGCCATCTCGTAGTCGGACAGCTCGTAGTAGTCGCGCATCCCGGAGCGGGAGAGTGACTTGTACCAGTCCTTGGCCCGTGGGGCCCAGTTCCTGTCCGGAGGCGGTACCCTGAACGGGACGCGCTCACCCTTGCTGAGGGCAACGCCGCCTTCGTTCTCCGGCTTATTCCGCCGTGTGCGTTCCTCAGAACGCTTCGGTAGGGGACCTGGCATTTTAGAAGCCTCGATACTGGGTAGGTTTGGGTGGGCCCTGGATGGTCCCGGGCTGCGGCTCCTCAGGGAGCCGGCCAAGGGCCTTGATCTTGAGCTTGGCGGCGAGGGCCTCGCGGGTGGTCTTTTTTAGGTGGTGAATGCGGCATAGGCCTTGCAGGTTCTCCAGGCCATGGTCGTCGCCGGCGGTGATGTGATCGACGTCGGTGGCTGGCTCGTGGCAGCGGAACCGTCCCTCGACCCACTCGCAGCGGTATCCGCATCGCTTGAGCACGACAACCCGCAGGCGTTCCCAGTCAACGGGCAGCCTAGACTTACGGGTTGATCCTGCCCAGGCGCCGCGGCCGTCACGCCGCGGCATCCTTGAGCTTCATGATTTCGGCGGGGAGAAAGCCTGACCAACGGCGGCCATCGTTGCCGATCACGACAATCGGGGCCTGGAGCAGGCCCTCGGCCTTGAACTTCTCAAGGATTTCGGGGCTGGCCAGAAGGTCAACCTCCTCGAATGCGATACCCTCGCGCTTCATGAGCCTCTTGGTCATGTCGCACTGAGGGCATGGCTTCTTGGTGTAGATGGTGACCTTCAAGTGGTTCCTAAAAAGTAGGTGCGATTCGGGGGTTGAGGGAGGGGCACCTAACCGGTCTTATTGGCCCTAGACTGCGGTTCCGGCAGCGTCACGCCATACGGTGCCGTCTGACCAGATGGGCTTGGATAGCGTGGTGTCGTACATTT